CTGATGACAGGAGCGGGTACGCCAAGATCCACAGCAGCGTGAACAGTCCAACGACCCTCACCACTGTCTGATACTCCTCCATCGAACTTGCTAAGCTCTCTATTACCGCGTAGTACATCAGCGGTAAGGTCAAGCAACCAACTGCCAACCACACTACCACGACGCCATAACTCAGCCACTTCAGAAACGTCAATATCATACTGATAGTCTTCTGGATTATCCATTGGAGCAACTTCAGCATCACCTGCAGCAACGTATGCTGCCCCAGTATTTGCTTCATGCAGGATACCAAATCCTTCTGCGTATGCTTGCATGATTCCATATTCGATTCCATTATGAACCATCTTTACAAAATGACCTGCTCCAGGTGGTCCACAATGTAACCAACCATACTCGGCACTTGTTGCCCTTGTTGTTGGATCAGTTCTTGGTGCTGAGCCAATCCCTGGTGCGAGTGCCCTAAAGATTGGAGAGCAGGTGGATACTGCAGTATTTGCACCACCAACCATAAGACAGTATCCACGCTCCAAACCGTAAACACCACCACTAGTACCGCAGTCAATATACGAGATGCCAAGTTTAGATAACCGTTCTGCTCTCCGTCTAGAGTCCTTAAAATTGCTATTGCCATGATCAATAATAATATCGCCTTCCACACAAAATGGTAGTAGCTCATTGATAGTTTCCTCTACTGTTTCTGCTGGTACAACCATCATAAAAACACCAGGATTTTTTGACTCTTCCTGGGTAAGAGTTCCCTTACCTGAATGAACTACTTGAACAAGGCTTTCCAGAGAAGTGGTACATCCACTGATATAACCCTTCTCAAATTGTTCTTCAGCTTTTTTATAGTTGTTGCGATACCCATGTACTTCGTGACCTGCTGCTATAAGACGACGGGACATACCTTCCCCCATTCGTCCAAGACCAATCATTCCTACTTTCATTTTCTCTCGTTTAAAAAATATTCTGGGAGTGGACACCCTTTAAAATCGTTTATCTCATCTACTGCTAAGACAAACATTGTTGCGAATCCGACGCAGAAAGCAAACAGCATCTGAGGAAAATTGTAGTTACCCATATATGCTGTGGGGTCAGGTTCATCATCATGAGGGTGAAGATGCCTGGAAACTTGTTCTATCCTTTCCCGTTTTTCTTTTTCTTTGTCAGATTCATTTTTCATTTTACCCTCTGTATCTACCTGCCCATGTTAATTGCATTCCTGAAATTAACAACGTCATAAGAACAATTACAAATAAAAGACTCATGGATTCCTAGGATCAATACCAAGACTATCTAGGTAATCAATCCACCACTGTGGTTGCGATTGTTTCCATTTCGGAACATCTTTACCTATTTCAGAGTAATATTCTTTTAGGGAATCATCGATAATCTGTGCGATCTCCATATTCCTCTTCCTCTTCGTCAACATCAGCATATGGGTCCTCCACATAGGGTCCTCGTTTTCGTAGAGGTTCTTTTCTGACATAATCCGATTCAGCATTGATGGCAGATAACCAAACGGCTAGTTTCATTACTATGTAGATAACCACAAGTGGTGCAAAGCATAGTATCAAAGTCAACTGATATTTCATTACATGCTCCCGTTTCTAAATCCAATAACATAACCAAGAAGTACCCCACTCAAAAATGCAACATACATGTACAGAATATGAGATAGGAATTGGATGAATATCATCCACTCTTCTCCTGTCATGCTCCTTCCTCTTCGTGATGATGGTCGTAACTTAATCTACAATCCCAAATATAATCTTCATCCCACTCTGGTTCATACAATGGACATGGTTCTTCAAACAAATGGTTCATTCTTAACTGATTGATTCGTTCCCTGAGAGATTTGTAAAACTCTCTTTTTTGGTCTGGATTCATTTGTCTTTGAATAACTCTTCTACCTGTTTTCGGGCATTACCCATCTTTAGTTTTTCTCTTTCCGAATGCTTGTATCCATGCTTACCATGAAATATAAAATGTCCCTGAACAAGCATTGTTATACCAAAAAGGAACAATAAAATTGTTCCTAACCAATCTATAAATGTGGATTCAGCCATGGTAATACTGGTGGAATCACTCCAATAAGTCGAAGCAGACCCTCAGAAAAAAGTGCAAGAACAACCCAGCCAACACACATTGAGATAATCGCAGCATTACGATTATGTTGTCGTATGGCATCATCAATCATCTCCTGACACTCTTCCCGAGTGACATAGTGCGGCGGTTTAATCTCATCCATCCTGTGACTCATCTGGGTTTAACTTCGCATCAATAGGGTCTGGTTGCCCTCCTACTATAGCACATGCACGTTGATAAAACATATTCTCGGTGTTACCCGATTCTTCAAATGTTTCTTTAATCTTCACCCAATTCTCGTAGGTGTATTTGTCCATGTGGTTAGTCTCCGTGAAGTTATACTTATTATATAATAATAACTAGTGCCTCACTTGACCATAAATGTGTTCATCCCGTAACACTCATTAAGTAAAAATTAAGAAATTTACTTTTCTTCAAAGTCTATTCTTCTTACTTTTCGTGTACGTCTTGATTCTTGGTACTGTAAATCCTCATTGCTAAGAACGTTTTTACCTTCTTTTTTATAGGAAGTATTAACTATCTCAACTAAATCGAGATTCACTGCTCCTATTTTATCATCAACTATCATCATTTGGTTGTCGCATCCGCAACATTGTACTTTGCTAGTACTTGTCAATTCTACATTACAATTTTTGCATCTTACTGTAGTCATTGTTCTATTTTAATCAAGCGAGTGACGGGGATCGAACCCGTGACAAGAGCTTGGAAGGCTCGCATGTTACCGCTACACCACACTCGCATTATTCAAATTCAGAAGCAGGAATCAAAGGAAGAGTTAGAACGTCTAAATTATCCTTTTCAATAACCCACTGTTGAATTTCCATGTAAAGACTTTCTGCTTCCATGAACTTTTTATCATCACATAGTTGATGCATTCTGTCAATATGACTTTGAATGATAGTGTTGCAGATGATTTCAGTTTCCAGACTGTTCATTGAAGTAATCTTTACGATAATATCGTCCTAGGACATTACTATTATAGTATTTGGGTGTGCCATCGTCAAGAGATTCGGTCAACACACCGTTCACAAAGAGTTGTCTGGTTTCTTCGTAGTTCACTTTGCCTTTAGTTTGATGTAAAGATATAATTTCTCTACGAAAATTTTCCTTACCAAACTTTTTTATATCCTCTTTTAGTTCTGGACAAGAACCATAATATTTTTTCCAGTCAGACTCTGACTTTACTTTTCGTTTCTTACCTTTTGGGGTTCGGAACGACCAAAAATACTTTCTCCCAATGTACTGTCGTTGGTTCTTGAGATTGGTAATGAGGTACACAAACCCAAAGTGGTCCCCAACATCAGAGCTATCAAAATCTCGTTCCAAGAACACCCAAGGATTTTCATAAGTACTCATTATATAAAAAGTATTATGAAGTATTTAGGGCTACAATATAACCTTGAAACTCCACAGAGTCATTTTAGGCATAAAAAAGCACCCTGTCAAGGGTGCCGTGTGATACAGTTTTAAGTTGAGTCTCAATCGAGACCTTGCTTCTTGATGTCATCGAACTTGATGCTTCTTGGCTTGTACTTACCGAAAGGTCTGCCGAACTTCATTACCTTAGGAACTGTCTTACCTGGCTTGAACTTCTTAGCATAGATGTCACCAGTGTACTTGGACATATCACCATATCCACCTGGCTCGTCCTTAGACTTATCTGCCTTTGGTGGGTTACGGTCTGCTGCACGTCCTCCAGTGATAGCACCTGCCATCTTGTTTGCTTCAGAACGACCCTTTACTCTGGATGGGTTGTGGCTCTGGGAGACCTTCATAACGTCGTCGAGGGACTTACCAGTCTTCTTTGCCTGCTTGACCATCTTGCGGAATGGAAGCTTCTTGTATGCTTCTTCTAGTTCCTCATCGGTCCACTCATCGAGGTCTACACCAACTGCATCGAGTTCCTCAAGGAAGAGGTTGTACTCATCTACATACTCGTTGTACTCTTCGATAACTTGCTCTACCCACTCAGAACTCATGTTCTCGATGATTGCATCAGCACCTTCTTGTGATTCTGCAAAGTTGTTCTCCAGAAGATAAGTGGAGACTACATTGTAGACTTCGTACTCATTTGCCATTTCAGTTTCCTCGTTTGCTTTCTTAAGATTTGCTTTGCGGTACATGAGGTCTGCTTTTGTACCTCTGTCCATTTTACCCTGGGACTTGGGCTTGGTCTTGCCACCTACATCAGGTTGCATTCCAGGGTTTGCTGCCTTGACTCTACGACCGTGAGTGTATTCAGCACCACTCATCTTGTCATCACCAGAAATCATCTTGCCACCCTGTGAACGGGAAGCAGCATACTCTTTATCAGATTGACCGTGCTTACCCTTGTAGACTTCATCTACAGTCTCGGTCTCTTCCTTTACTTCATCACCTTTAGGATCTTCCTTGACTTTCTTCATTGCTTCTTCTCTGGACATGCCAGAAGCAATCATTCTCGCAATGCGAACATCATCAAAGTCATTATCACCATCTTTATCTTGATCTTTCTTCTCGTATAGATTAGAATAGATATCTGCGATATCCTTAACTGTGGACATGGTTCCCCATGATGCCTCAGAGAAGGTTCCTGTAGTATTCTTTAAAGGAGTTGTTGAAGGTGTAGATGCTGTAATTTTTGTCACAGTTTCTACTTCCTCAGAAAGCACATTAGATGCAGTTTCTTCAGTAGTTGTATTTTGGATTTGGGACTCGTAAATGTCCAACCCAGTTGTGATTGTTTTGGTTACTGTTGGTTTATCTGTCTCGGATGAAGGAGATGATTGCAATCCTTCATACAAATTTTTCAGCGCACCTAAGTCTTCTCTATTCATCTTTCTAGGGTAGTGGATTTTACCTTCGTTATAATTATATTTATCGTTTATTTATTCTCAGTGGCAGAGAGGGTTCTGCCACTTGGGACAAGTCATTTGTTGTTATTTCTACCAGTTCCAGGTTTGGTAGGTTTGTAAGGACGGGAAGTAACCTCACCTTTTTTATTTGGTTTTACCATATGTCCTTTGACTTTAGTGCCAGGAGTCTTTCCATGAGTTGCCTTATGGACTTTCTCGGCATCATCGTACATGTGGATTTTTTTGTACCCATGTCTCTTAGCAAGTCTTGAAAGAACTCTTTGCTTCTTCTTACCTACATCATCACCCTCTTCATTACCAGAACGGTGTAGGTGAGTGTGTGTCCCTTTCTTATTTGGTGTGATGTCAACACCATGCTTATTGAGCTGCTTTGCAAGATGCTTCTTATCATCAAAGTCAGAACGTGCAGTGACGATATGGGTATCATATCCTCTTGCCTTCTGTCTCTTCATATGCTTAATCATCTTCTTGAGTGGTTTCGCAGACTTTTGGAAAGTCTTTGAACTACCGAACTCGGAGAAGTCATACTTATGACCCTTAGCTTTATCTAGTTTGTGAGTATTGAACTCCTGATTGCTCAGACTCTGAATTCTCTTACCAGACTTATCATTGACGTGGACTCTTACCTTAGAGTGGTCATGACCATAAAGAGTCTCGTCCATATCATAGATGTGTGCAGTAGATTTCTTTCTAGTGCCTCTTGCTTTTTCCTCTAGATACTGCTCAGTGATTACAGTAAGAGCATCCTCAGTCATGCAATCAAATAGATTGTTTGCAGACTCTTCGTTGATTGCATACTCGGAATCGAGAAGTGCTGCAATCACATCTCCATAGAGTGCAAGGTATTCCTCACCAAGAGACTTTTTGATTTTTCTCTTTGGTTCAGACCTTTTGTCTTTCTTTGGACTATTGTTTTTATCTTGTGCTGCTTTAACAACTTTTACTGGACCACCTGCTGTTGTATTTTCAAGTTTTCTACTAACTTTCTTGGATGGTTCCTTTTTCATTGAAACACCTGCTTTCGCAAGGTCTCTGCTCATATTGAGTTTTGCTCTCTGTCTCTTAGTTGGTTGCTTACCACCACCAACTAGTTTCTCTTCACCCTTACCACTGATATTTCCACTAAAGACTCTAGATGCTGCTGCTTTAGATTCTGGACCAACTGCCGAATCTTTTGCTGCCCTAGACAGAATATCATCTGCTGCCTTTTGCATCTTGCTGTCACCACCCAACTTAGACTTCAGAGACTTATCAAGTTTTGCTCTAGTAGTCTCATGGTCTGGAGTCTTTGATTTTTTACTCATAGACTTTTCAAGACTTGCCTTTCTCATATCAGAAACGGCTTTAGGAGTTGGAACAGCAAGTCTTCCTCTTTGTCTTAGTTTATCTTTTTGACTTGTAACAGCAGATTCAATACCTTCCTTACCCTTGCGACCTTCTTTCTTCAAGATAGTGTGCTTGAGTGATTGTCCCTCCTTATATCCAGCACCTTTGTTTTTGATTGTGCCAGGACGTTTTACCTTCTTAAGTCTATCAGTTGCACCAAATGGGTCTTCTGCATTAGGGAAGAACTTTGCTTCATCAACTCTTTTTGCTTTTGACTTAGCAAGGAGTCTCTGCTTAGCATCATATGCTGCTTTGTTAGGTCCATCCTGTGCCATGTGACCTTCACGTTTCGCACTCAGTCTAGAAACCAGCTCTGCTGGTGCTCTTCTCTTATCAATCTCCTCCTTCATTGCCTGCTTACGGATTGTTGCATAATAAATCTTTTCACCTTCTTCCTTTCCGTACTTATCAATCATATTCTGCTTCATCTCAGAATCATCATACTTATCCTTGAGACGGTCTTCTTTCTTCTTATCTTTAGCAGTCATAGTCCTCTCAACGAGAGGATGCATATCACTTCTCCAGTTCTCAAATCTTGCCTTAGTCTTTACCTTGCCACCAGTTGGTCCAGGTACAAACTCACCGACATCAGAATCCTTCATGTCACTGCTGTTTACAGTGCCATCTACATTGGAGTCAACTCTCTTAGTTGCTTTCTTAGCAAGTTTCTTTAGGTTGCCACCACCAATATTTGCCTCATCTTTCTTCTTTTCAGTGAGTTCAGCACTGTGCTCAACATGCTCATTATGTGAACCTTCTTCCAGGACTTCCAGTGTCGAGATATCTACACCTTTCTCGATGCCATGCTCGAACAATACGTCATACCATGCGACGTTACCTTCAGCATCAGGGACAGCATGTTGTCCATAGATGCACTCACCAACACCCCACTGCTCAGAGCAGACTTTCTTAGCACAATTGTGCATGGTCTTTTTGTCTGCCTTGACACAATCTTTCTTCTTCTCAACCAAAGTACCTTCTAGGCACTGGCATGGATCAAACCCACAAACTGGACAAGTATCTTCAGTTACGTTCTTTTTTGATTTCTTCTTATAAGTTTCTTTAGGAAAAGATTCAGTTTTCCCACCATAAGTTGCTCTAACTGGTGCAGTACCCTTTACATAAGTCTCAGAGTTGGAGTACTTACCTTCACCAAACATCTTAGGACCTTTAGTCTTTCTTTCTGCTGCTGCCCTTTCACCTTCAGTAGCACCATCGGTTGCAAGGTTTCTTAC